TCGCCAACCGCTTCTTGTGGGTCTGCTCACGGCGTTCGAAGTGTCTGCCCGAAGGCGGCCGCATGTGGGAGATCATTCAGAGCGAGCCGTTTCGTAAGTTGCAGGGGGACTTCAACCGGATTCACTACAAAGTCGAGGGTGCGATCCGCCGTGACGGCGAAGCCGCGGATGTCTGGGGTTTCGACGGCCGGCCGGATACGGGCGTCTACCGAAAGCTGACGGAGGAGCGGCATGGCATGTTCGGCGCCTGTACGGCTCGTGCCGCCGCGATCACGCTACGAGTGTCGCTGATCTACGCCTTGCTCGACGGCGCCAACGAGATTCGCAAGGAGCACCTGATGGCAGCGCTTGAGGTCTGGCGCTATTGCGAGGACTCGGCGAAGTACATCTTCGGCGACGCGTTGGGCGACCCCACTGCCGACGAAATCCAGCGGGCGCTACGGGCCGCTCCCACCGGGATGACGCGCACGGAGATCACGGCCCTATTCGACCGGCACAAGTCCGTGGCCGAACTCAGCCGCGCCCTCATGGTGCTGCACAACCATAGCCTTGCGCGGTTCGAGCTGCAAAAAACGAAAGGGCGTCCAGTAGAGAGGTGGTACGCAGTTTGGCAGGAAGCTCCCACGGAGGAAGCCAGATGACCGGACTTATTTCGCAAAACTGCCATCCTTTTCTCGCAGAGGATCTTCTTTCTTTTCTGCTTTTTTCTCTTTATTCGCTTATTTCTCTAAGGTACCTGAGGAAGCAGCCTGATATCACAGCCCGCCCGGCCCTTCGGCGGCAGGAAGCAGAAGGATATATACCTGCGAAAAAAGCGCAAGAAGCGAATAAAGCTGATTCAACAGGCTTTAGCTCGCGAAACAAGTCAGCCCATATTGCGAAAAAAGGTCTCGGCTGCGGTGGGCCAGCCCAAACGGCACAAGGAATCGTCCGCAAGCAGATCAGGAGGAATGAACTATGAACACCTATGTAGACCAAGCCAATGACGCAAGAGAATTCCGCCGGCTCGAACCGCACCAGCAGGAGGCCCTGGTGGACTGGATCAGGGCCCTGCTGGCGCCGGCGAAGACCATCTTCCACCGCAATAGTTATGGCATGAAACATGACTTCGGGCGGGAGCCTGGCGGCTTCTACATCCGGAACGGCGCGTTCAAGGGCGCGATGCTGGCAGCGGGATTTCGCCCAGTGGATGAGCACGAGTTGAATTGGCGGTTCCGCGTCAGGCCGGCGCGGGAACTGGATTCACGGGAGAAGCACGAGCTGCGTCTGATCGGCCGGGGTTGGCTGCATCGTGATCGCTGGCGCGAGAAGGGTTACGTCATTTGCCCGGTGACCCAGAAGCGAAGGATGGAGGCGCACGAGTGGGCCTGTCGCCGCGAACAGAGGCCGCTGGTGCTGGTGGCCATCTGTGGTAAGTCGGCTTGGCTCACTCTGGACACAACGCCGGCCGGCTTCTGCTTGACGCCTGGTCCTTACACTGAAGTATCTGCACTCTTCCACGAGCTCGATCCAAGCGAGCGCCATTGGTACACAATCGAGCATTCCATCTTCCGCATTGGCCGGGTGCGATTGGACCGAGCTGAAAAGGTCGCGGCCACACTGGTTCGGATTGCTGAGGCATGCCGCCCGCAGCCGAAGCAGGAGGCTGAGCGGCAATGATTATGGCCCCTTATAATTCTGCCATGGCGATATTAGGACAGTTAATTGAATACAAGCGCATCCTACTGAAAACATGGGACCTGACCTCTGGCCTGGGCAGCGACTGGTCAAACCGCCACGTTCGCGTACGGTCAGGCCCGAAAAAGTGGTCAACACCAGGTCAACAGGAGTCAACAAAGCATGAAACAGCCGCCCCCCGGATTCATGACAATGGCGGAGTACAGCCGCCACCGCAGGGTCAACCGCTCGCACATTACCCGCTTGGCGCAGAAGGGTATTCTCGTGATGCGCGGCAAGCTGGTGGATGTGGCAGCTAGCGATGCTGTTCTCGATGACCGGCCCGTCGATATCGAGCCAGCGCAAGCGACATTACCGCCCCAATTTCGACCGGCCCCAGATTCGCTTGGCGGTCAGAGTGGCGCCAGTTTCGCGCAGGCGCGCACCGTCGAAATGGTTTTCCGGGCAAAGCTGCGGAAGCTCGAATATGAGCTCCGGCAGGGAAAGGTAATCGAGGCCGATGTCATCCGGAGATCGATGGCCGATGCCGGCCGGACTCTCCGAGATGGCCTCCTCGGGCTTCCGGATCGCCTGGCGACGGTCCTGGCGGCGGAAAGCGACGCGAAGAAGATCCACGTCACCCTGAAGACCGAACTCTCCCGCGAACTGGAGGCGCTGGCCGATGCAATCGACGCCATCTGATCAACAAGCAATCCTGGTAGGGATCCGCAGGGCTTTTACTGCCGCCATTCGGCCTGATCCGGCGCTCACCATCAGCCAGTGGAGCGACCAGTACCGAATCCTGTCGCGTGTCTCGGCTGGCGAGCCGGGACGATGGCGCACCTCAAGGACTCCCTTCCTGCGGGAGATCATGGACTGCCTCAGCCCGTCGTCGCCGTACTCGCGCGTGGTATTCATGAAGCCGGCGCAGATCGGCGGCTCCGAAGTGCTACTGAACATGCTGGGCTACATCATCCATTACGCTCCTGGCCCGGTGATGCTGGTGGAGCCCACGGTCGAACTGGCCAAACGCTTCTCGCGGCAGAGGATCGCGCCATTAATCGAGAATGCATCCGTCTTGGCTGAGCGCGTGTCCGACCCGCGCGAGCGCGATTCCGGCAATACGATTCTTGCGAAGGAATTTCCAGGTGGCGTGCTGGTCGCGACCGGCGCGAACAGTTCGGTGGGCCTGCGGTCCATGCCGGCGCGGTTCCTGCTGATGGACGAGGTTGACGCCTACCCACCGTCGGCCTCGACCGGCGCGGCGGGCACAGAGGAGGGAGATCCTGTCGACCTCGCGATCCGACGCACGGGCACGTTTGCCAACCGCCAGATTGCCATGGTGTCGACGCCAACGCTTGCGGAGGTCAGCCGCATCGAGCAGGCTTACCTAGAATCTGACCAGCGGAAGTATTACGTGCCATGCCCGCATTGCGGCACGTTCCAGGTCTTGCGCTGGGCCCAGGTCAAGTGGCCGGACCGGAAACCCGGCGAAGCGCAGTACGAATGTGAGCGCTGCCACGGCCCCATCGCGGATCACCACAAACCGGAAATGCTGGAGCGCGGAGAATGGCGGGCGGAGGCAAACGGCGATGGCGATACCGCCGGCTTTTGGCTGAACGGTTTGTACTCGCCGTGGACAATGTGGGGGCAGGTTGCGAAGGATTTTCTCCGTGCCCGCAAGTCGCCGGAGCGGATGCAGACGTTCACCAACACGGTTCTGGCCGAGACGTTCCAGCAGGCGGGCATGATGAAGACCGAAGCTCATGAGCTGCTGGCGCGGCGCGAGCCATACCGTGGCGACGAGGTCTTGCCAGTGGGCATTGTGCTGATTACCGCTGGAGCGGACTTGCAAGCCGACCGGATCGAGATGGAAATCGTGGGCTGGGGCCGGGACGAGGAGAGTTGGAGCCTCGCATACGTGGTGCTGCCGGGTGATCCGGCGCAGCGGGACCTGTGGGATATGCTCGACCAGACGCTCTCTCTGACGTTCGAGCACCCGTGCGGCCGCGAGTTGAGGATCGCAGCGGCATGCGTGGATTCAGGCTTCCACCAATCCATCGTGCAGCAGTTCTGTAACGAGCGGACGCACCGCAAGGTTTATCCGATCAAAGGTGTGGCGGGGCAGCGTCCGATTTGGCCGCGCATGCACGGGCATAGCGCGGACCGGCGGCCACTCTGGATGGTGGGCGTGGACGCCGCCAAGGAAGCGCTGTATGCCCGGTTGAAGATCACGGAGCCGGGGCCGGGGTTCTGTCACTTTCCGATCACCGACCAGTACGACTTGGGCTACTTCGAGCAACTCACGGCCGAGACATGTCGGGTGCGCTATTCCAAGGGCTTCGCGCACCGCGAATGGACGAAGAAGGCTGGCGCGCGCAATGAGGCCCTGGACGGACGGAACTACGCTTATGCCGCGTTGCACTCGCTGATCGCGGGCGGCTTTCGGTTGAACAAACAGGCTCAGCAATTCGAAGGGATGCTTGCGGCAAAAGCCGCTGGAGACGAGGCGCATCGGCAACCGGG